CATCTGCTCGGTGGCTCGGCTCGGCAAGGCCGACGTCGGCCCGACGACCGCGACCGACAAGGGTGTCGCCGTCACGGCTTCCGCCTGACGCTTGACAGTACTGACACAGTAACGGCTGGCAGGGTTTGTTCCTTGCCAGCCGTTTTCTGTGGAGGGTCAATGAAGATCCGTATCGGCGACAGCGAGGTGGACGTTCGCGTTGAGGCAGTTCTCTCGATGCCTCGCTTGGCGTTTACGGCCAACGCCTTCTCGTGGGTCCAGGCACTCATGCCGCTCAACATCCGGCCCACGATGGGAACAGGATGCTTCTGGGACCAAGTGCATACCAGAGTGTGGGAAAGCTTCATCGACCGCTGCGAATTTCTGTTGTGCATAGATTATGACAGTTTTTTCTCCCAAGCCGATTTGGAACATTTGTTCGCCCTGGCACTGACGTTCCAGTGCGACGCTCTTGCGCCGTTGCAGACCAAGCGGGAAGACGGCAGGCCAATGCTGACGCTCAAGGGCCAGCTGGACAATCCGCCCGAAGAGGGCAAGACCTCAGTGCCACGTGAGTGGTTTGCCGCGCCCGTGCAGGAAGTGGACACGGCCCATTTCGGCTGCACCATTATCAGCACGGCCGCCCTCAAGCGTTGCGAGAAACCATGGTTCTGGTGCCGGCCTGCTCCTGACGGCACGTGGAACGACGGCCGGCGCGACCCTGACATCTGGTTCTGGGAGAACTTCCGAAAGAGTGGCAACAGCGTCTATGTCACGCCGCGGGTGACAATCGGCCACGGCGAGTACGTCGTGACCTGGCCCGGCAAGGATTTGGGCAAGCCCGTTTTTCAGTGGACGACCGAATACACGAAGACGCACGAGCCGCCGGAAACTGCATGGAGAGCCCCGCAATGAGGAAGATAAGACTGATACGGCCGTTCCGCTCCTACAACCGAGGCACGGTGCTCGACGTCCCAGGCGGGCAGGCCCACGAGATGATTGTGCACGGCTACGCCGTTGAGGAGCGTCAGCAGGATCTGCTCGAGACGGCGACCGCTGAGCCCGAGGTAGAGCAGGCAGACGCGACACCCCGCAAGAGACGCCGCCGCAAATGAAGTACCGCAGCCTCACCCGTGAGACTTCGCCGGCCCTCGAGCCCGTCACGCTGGCCGAGGCCAAGGCCCATCTGCGGGTTGACATCAGCGACGACGACGACCTCATCACCGCCATCATCCAGGCGGCCCGCGAGTACTGCGAGGAGTACCTCGACCGGACGCTCATCCACACGCAGTGGACTATGCGGATGGACGCCTTCCCGCGGGAGTTCAAGCTGCCCAGGCCGCCTATGGCCCAGGCCGGCACGACGACTGTGACGAGCGTGACCTACACGCTGGAGACGCAGGCCACCGCGACGCTGAACACCAGCGAGTACCGGGTCGACCGCAACTCAACGCCGGGTGCAATCCGCACCGTTTACGCCGGCACCTGGCCGGGCCACCTGGCCGACGCCAACGCAGTGAGCGTGACATGGTGGGGCGGCTACGGGGCTGACGGCACCAGCATTCCCGAGGCTATCCGCTCGGCGATGCTGCTGCTGATCTCGCACCTCTACGAGCATCGCACCGCCGTCGCCATGAACAATCTGGGCGAGGTTCCGCTTGGCGTAAAGGCGTTGCTCGACACTCACCGCTGGGGGAGCTACCGCTGATGGCACTCGACGGCCGGATCACTGTAGACGTTCTGTTTCACGACACCGACGGCACCGCGTCGCTCAAGGTGGTGAGCCTGGAGGACTCGCAGGAGTACACCTCTGGCAAGGTGGCGATTGTGACGGGGACCGTTGGCACCTCGTCCGACACAGTTTTCAGCGGAGGAACGGTCACGCCTGCCTACCGGAACGCCAACGGCGACCTAGTGAGTTTCAGCGAAATAAGCCGAGTGGCTCTTCTTGGCACGCCGGCCGTTCAAGTCTCCGAGCCGGGACCAGGCCGGGTTAGCGCAAGGAGCAGCGGAGAGTTGGCGGTTGTCAGCTGCTTTGAGTCGCCTGGAACGATTACCGTAGTAAGCGACTCTGGCACGTCCTCCTACACCCTCGTGCTGTATGGCTCTTGACATCGGCCGAATGCGTGAGCGGGTGACGGTCCAGCAGGCGACCGAGCGGCGCAACTCGCTCGGCGAGACCACGCTGGAGTGGGCGACGTATGCAACCCGATGGGCCAGCGTCCAGGGCGTCAGCAGCCGCGAGGCCCTTGAGCTCGGCCAGGTCGACGTCAGCGTGACGCACCGTGTGCGCATGCGGTACGTCGACGGGATGACGCACAACATGCGACTTCTCTGGCGTGGCCGGCTGCTAGAGATCGTGTCGCTTCTCGAATACGACAACCGCAGCGAGCACGTGGCGATCTGCGAGGAGGCGGTCTGATGGCACGATTTACAGGCACCACAATCGAGTTCCCAGAGATAGCAGGACTCCTCAAGGAACTTCGGCAGTTCCCAAGCAACATCGCCGCCAAGCATCTCGGTGCCGCTCTTCGCAAGGCATCCAAGCCGGCACAGCAGGCCCTTAAAGCCGAGGTGCGTGCTAACCAAAAAGGACCGACCGGGAACCTTTTGAGAGCAGTCACGACTAAGGTGGTTACTTACAAGAAAAGCGGGAACGCGGTTGCACTAGTCGGATTTACAAAGGCAGGCACAGGCAAGTCCCAAGCTACAAAAGGTTCAGTTCGCAAAGGCAAGGACCGCGCTTTCCATGCCGGGTGGTTGGAGTTTGGCACAAAGCCAAGACGAACCAAAAAGAAATCCATTGCGTCAAGCTACAACAAGCTCGGACCTTTTACGCTTGCCAAGGTTGCAAAGCGTGGCAAGTACGCCGGTCAAGTGCGCGTTAAGACTAAGCCTAAATACCCAAAAGCATTCTTCAAGAAAGCTCCTGACGGGCGCATGGTGTTCTTGGGCCAGACGCAGCCAGAAGCTCCCATTAAGACGTCCTGGCGCAAATCGCAAGGCAGCGTCCGCTCTGCAATGCAGCAAGGCATGGCCCAGGCTGTTGAAAACGCCGGCAAGGATTTGGCGAACAAGTTCCCGCCGAAACGAGGAGGCGGCGTCGGGCCGACACCATTCTGATGCTCAAATCCCCAGAAGCAGTGCTGATGCGGCACCTCTTGGCGACGCCCGACGTGGCCCGATTGGTGGGCCGCCGCGTATACGCCATGATTGCCCCGACGTCGGCGACGTACCCATTCATCTCGTACCGACGCACGAGCATCCAGCGTGAGCAGGCCATGCAGAATCCCGTCGGCGTGCCGCGGGTCAGCGTCGACTTCGAGGTGTACGCCGGCAGCTACGAGCAGGCTCGAGAGACGGCAGACGCGGTGCGGGCGGCTCTGGATGGCTACGGGGGCTCTGCCCTAGGCTGCACGGTGTCGCAGACGTCTCTGGAAAGCGAGGCTGACGACTTCGTGACGCTGCAGGGCGGCGACCTTCCGCCGGCCTATCAGATCACGCAAACCTACGACGTATGGTGGCAGGAGAGCTAGCACATGGCATCGACGCCTCATGATTCTTCCGGGTCCGGGCTGACGATTGGCTCGAGCACGTTTACGCTAACCAGCGTCACGGTAAACTTTTCGGACGTCTCGGGCGAGTCCGACCGGATCGACGTTTCGCATCTGGGCCAGGCGACTGGCGAGGAAATCCTGACGCAGGCCCGGCCGCTGATTGGCTCGGCGACAGGCGAGACCGGCAAGGAGCTTTCATTCGACTACATCGGCACGACGCAGCTGGCCGGCGGGACGACGGGTACATACTCCTTAACCGGGCCTGTGTCGTTGAGCGGCAACGCAACCGTTTTGAGCTCTAGCGTCACCCTAGCCGTCAATGACGTCGTGCGTGGCTCGGCAACTGTTCGGATAAGCTGAGGCTGCTTGACGGGTGCCTGAAGATTGACCGCGTGAGAGGTCGCGACACGCCGCAGGCGAGTCACCTGTCAGCGTTTCAGACGAGGCATACCAATGGCACTGAGCAAAGAACAGATTCTTGCAGCCGACGACCTGGGCCTGCTCGAGGTCAACGTTCCCGAGTGGGGCGGCAGCGTCTTCATCCGCGTGATGAGCGTAGGCGAGCGAGACAGCTACGAAAACGACTGGATGGTCAACAAGAGCAAAGGCGTGGACAACTTCCGTGCCAAGTTCCTGCAGCGGGTGCTCTGCGATGAGAAGGGGCAGCTGCTGTTTTCACCCGACGAGGTGGCAGCCCTGGCAAAGAAGTCTGCCAAGGTCGTTGGCACGCTCTGGGAAGCGGCCATGCGGCACAACAAGATGACCGACGAGGATGTGGAGGAGCTGGCAAAAAACTGAACCTGCGGCCCGCCAGACTGTTCCTGTTCCGGCTGGCCGCATGTCTCGGGTGGAGCGTCAGGCAGATATGCACGGAGATGGATTCACGAGAGCTGAGCGAGTGGCTCGCCGTGCATACGCACTTCATGCCGTTGCCAGATCCGTGGCATCAGACGGGTGTGCTGGCGTCTGCGGCCCTGGCACCGTACAGCAAGAAGGGCCACCCGCCAAAGGCCATGGACTTCGTGCCGATTCAAAAGCCGCCGCAGCACGAAGAGCAGATCGCCGCAGCACTGCGTCAACTTCAGCAAGAACTGCGAGGTAGCTAATGGCCACCGCAGTTGGCTTGAACATGAAGATGACCGCGGACACTTCGGGCCTGGGCCGAGGGATGACGCGGGCCGAAAAGTTGCTCAACGGCATCGACAAAAATGCCAGGTCGTCTGCGCGTTCCCTGCGAGCAATCGCAACCATTCAAATCGGAGGTGCGTTGCTCAAAGGGCTTGGCAGCATCGCCGGCACTCTTAATGCAGTGACTAGGTCTGCGGTCAACTACGCCAGCGGTCTTGCTTCAAGCATTGACGAGACCGCCAAGCTGGCGGCCCGCACTGGCATTGCGGTGGAGGCCCTGCAAGGTTTCCAGGTCGCGGCAGATTTGTCGGGCGTCCAAAACCTTGAGTCTGCCATTCAGCGGTTGACCATTACGATTGGCGACGCTGGCGCAGGTGTCAAAGAGCCGCAGCGTGCGTTCGAGCGTCTCGGGCTCAACTTTGAAGAACTGGCAGCGTTGCGGCCAGAGGATCAGTTCCGCCAGGTCGCTGATGCGTTTCAGGGTGTCGGCACGCAAGCAGAGAAGGCTGCCATCGCGGCGGATCTGTTTGGCCGCTCTGGCGTCGAGCTGCTGCCGCTGTTCAACAGCAACCTTGCTGAAATCGAGGCGAGGGCCAGGCGGCTCGGCATTGTGCTCGGACGCGAGCAGACTGCGGCGATTGAGCGGATGAACGACGCCCTGTCTCTTGTTCGCAAGACGCTTGACGGAATCGTCGGGCAGGTGCTGGCCAACATTGCAGACGTTGTCACCGCTATCACGGAACAGTTCCTGCAGTTCGTCGAGGCGTTTGAGGGCGTGAACGG